TGGCGTTTAATTAAGGAGCTAACAAATGGCTATTTCACGCGCACAACTATTGAAAGAGCTGCTCCCAGGCTTGAACGCTTTGTTCGGTTTAGAGTATGCACGTTACGGCGAAGAGCACAAAGAGATCTACGAAACAGAGACCTCTGAGCGTTCATTTGAAGAAGAGACCAAATTGTCTGGCTTCTCAGCAGCACCAGTCAAAAACGAGGGCACAGCCATCGCTTATGACAATGCTCAAGAGGCATGGACAACTCGCTATAACCACGAAACCATTGCTCTTGGATTCTCGATCACCGAAGAGGCGATTGAGGATAACTTGTACGACAGCTTGTCTGGCCGTTACACCAAGGCTCTTGCTCGCGGTATGGCCTACACCAAACAAGTTAAAGGCGCATCTGTTCTAAACAACGGATTCAACTCTAGCTATGTTGGTGGTGATGGCGTTTCTTTGTTCAACTCTGCTCACCCCTTGGTGAACGGTGGTACAAATGCTAACACTCCTACAACCCAAGTTGATTTGAACGAGACTTCTTTGGAAGCCGCCGTTATTCAGATCGCTGCTTGGACAGACGAGCGTGGCCTTTTGATCGCTGCTAAACCCAAGAAGTTGATCATTCCTCCCACATTGATGTTCGTTGCAAAACGTTTGTTGGATACCGAACTCCGTGTCGCTACCACAAACAACGATATCAACGCTATCAAGCAAATGGGCGCAATCCCAGAGGGATACACTGTCAATCACTTCTTGACAGACCCCAACGCTTGGTTCTTGACCACTGACGTGCCAAACGGATTGAAACACTTCATCCGTACACCTCTAGCACAATCAATGGATGGTGATTTCGATACAGGGAACGTTCGTTACAAAGCACGTGAGCGTTACTCATTCGGATGGAGCGATCCATTGGGAATCTGGGGCTCTTCAGGTTCTTTCTAAAATAAAAGTATTACTTTTAGTACTTTTAAGGGCCCCTTGCGGGCCCTTTTTATTTGTTGTATAATTCCCCGTATCGTAACACAGGAGATCGATATGGACTACCCAAACAACCGCGCAGAAGCCAAAGCAATAGGTGCAAAGTTTTATTTCACAGGAATTCCTTGTAATCGTGGGCACATTGCTTTACGAAAGACAAAAGGATCATGCGTAGAATGCATGAAAGAAGACTGGAAGATTGATAATGAAAAACGTAAAGAAAAACCTAAATCTGAAGCCGCCAAAGAAGCTGGGCGGCGTTACTATGAAAAGAATAAAGAATCCGTCTTAGCACGGGCAAGTGCGCGCACTCCAGAAGCAAAACAAGCATACAGAAATAAACATAAAAAAGAAAATCCTGAACTATACAAAGCTCTTACTAGCGTCCGCAAACGCAGGCATCGCGATGCCACCCCAAAATGGATAACCGCTGAACAAAAACTAGCCATGCGAGAGTTGTATTTACATGCGCAAAAATTAACTGCGATGACGGGCGAGAGATATGTTGTAGATCACATCATCCCGCTTATTTCCCCCGAAGTATGTGGCCTTCATGTGCCTTGGAATCTCCGTGTAATCACTCAGGAAGAAAACTTAAAAAAGTCCAATAAACTTCTTGACACACCCAAAGAATAGTGTATATTGTCATTTGTCTGGGATTTTTCTCTTGTTGCCAGCCCGCCCAGGGGTCACGATGCAACGATTAACAAGAGACTTTTGCATAAGGAATTATCATGGCTCGTTCCACGTTCTCCGGCCCAATCCTATCGGGCTCAAATAGATTTGGCCCCATCCGCGATGTAGGCTATACCGATCTCGCTCAAAACACTGACATGAACTTCGCCAACACTGGCGGAAATGGTACTGCTGGTTATGCCGGTGGTAACGGTCAGTTCGTTAATGGTAACTTGATCCCCAATACCAACGCTGTTGTTTATACAAACTCTAGTTCTGTATATCCTCCCACAGCCGCAACCATCACTGCTGACGCAACTACTACTGTATATCGTGGTGCTGTGTTCTATTTGCCCACAGGTTCACAGATCAATGACTTCTTGGTTGACATTGGTACAGCCATCGGAACATCTGGTTCTACATTGACTGCTGGTGTGGTAAACATCGGTAACCAATTCAACGGTACTCAGTACGGTTCAATAACTTTGACAGCCAGTGCAAACACATTGACTGCTGGTCGTTACTCTACAACCTTCACTGGTACACAGTTGACCAACATCCAAGCAACTACCTTTGACTTTACCAACCCCATGGGTGTGGTTGAGCCAGCAGGTTTCTCACAAGTTGTGATGACTTTGGTGTTGACTGGTACAGGTACTCCTGCTCCCAATGCTGGTACTTTGTACTTGACTGTACGCTACACACAGCCTGATGGAAACATTGGTACAACTACAACTTACCCCTACGGTAACTTCGATTAATGAATAGGGGCTACGGCCCCTTTCTTTAAACATTTTTTTGGAGTTATTATGTCGTTAAGCCTTGGTCTAATTAATTTTTTTAGCAGCGGTCAGCAAACTGGCGGCCTAGGCCCTCAATCTCCAACAACACCTTTGGTTGGTATTGATGGATCAGCCCAATTTATAGCGCCTCAGCGTCTGCGTGATGTTGTTGGTAAGCTAAAAGTTAGTCAATCACAAAATATTTATGATGCTGACTTTGAGTATGGCGTACAACCTTTGCGTTGGGAAAACGTCATTAACAATGCATCAGGTCAAGCATCAATTGTGCAAAACCCCGGTCTTGGTGGCGTAACCATGACCATCGGAGGTGCCGCATCTCCCGGCGATATCACCATTCGTCAATCTCGCCCTTATCATCGTTACCAGCCCGGTAAAACCTTTTACATGGCATCCAATGTTAACTTTGGTGCTTCAGTAAGCGGTCAATTCCAACGTGTTGGCATCTTTGATGATTCAAACGGCATATTCTTTATGCAGTCTGGTACTGGTGGAGGCACTGTAAATCCATATGGTATGAGCGTTGTTATACGTTCAGACTCAGGTGGTTTACCTGTAGATACAGTATTCCCTGCTGATCAATGGAATGGAAACCAAAAAATCCGTGATGCTTTGAACTGGAGTCTGGTTCAAATGATATGGATGGAGTATGCATGGTACGGAGCTGGTGCTTGCCGTTGGGGTGTTGTGATTGATGGCGAACCGTGGGTTCTTCACCAAGTTGGAACAGGTAATGGCTTGCTTAATAAAACAAGCGGGGCCAATACTCCACAAACTACACCTTGGAGCCGTACAGGTAACTTGCCAGTACGTTACGAGCAAAGAGACAATGGAACGGGTGCTCCTTCAGTAATGACTCACTACGGTGTTTCAGTTTTGATTGAGGGGTCAATTGATAGACAGCGTGGATTTACCTATTCATATGGTAATGATGCTAAAACGCAGACTAGATCGCCATCTACTGCTATTACTCGCTATCCTGCAATGTCTTTCCGTATGAGAGCTGTAGGTACAGATCAGTTTGATCAAACAAATGCAGCCATTTCTAGTGGTACAAATAGCACTTTGACTATTGGATCTAGCGGTGCTACACCAGCTATTAACTCTGTTGTCGGTCAAGCAAACAATGGACAAGCATTATTAACTTTTGCATCTGCTCACGGTTATGCTGTGACTAATACTGCACAAGCTAACAATCCTGCTCAGTACATTACTCTCAGTTCTTTTACTGAAGTTGGCACATCTACTACTGGAAACTATAGTGCTTCTGGCACTACATTGACTATTACTGCCGCAGCTTCTGGAGTATTCCAAGCTGGAGCAGTTTTGTCTGGTACAGGTACAGTTGCAGGTAGCACAATTGTTCAACAGTTGACATCAACAGCAACCGCAGCTACAACAACTACGGCAGCTAATGTGGCCATAGGTGCAAACATTATTCCAATCACTTCAGCATCTGGTGTTGTAGTTGGTCAAATTGTTTCTGCTACTGGAATTCCTGCTGGCGCTTATGTTCAACAGATCAATGGAACAACCATTGTGATGTCTGCATTTACGACTGCTGCGATTACAAGTGGAACAAGCATTTCAT